TTTTGCCTGGTCGTGCCCACTAGTACTGTCTAGGGCAAAGCCAGAGATTTCATCGAGTACTGCAACTAAAACGTTGTAACCTTCAAAAGCTTCTCTTTCTGAGTGTCCAGAGTAAACAGTAACATTCTTATCAAATTTTATCTCAGAAGCTTTTTCAAAGTATTTCCCTACAAACCATGGAGAATGTGTTACTCTGTTTTTAAACCCCTTGAAAAAAACATTGTTTGCTTGTTGAGCGTTTATGGCGATGTTGATAATATCAATTGAGTCGCCAGGTGGCTTTCCGTAGTATGACGCTGGGTCTTTTAAACATAGAAGCAGATAAACTATATAAGCAACAGATATGGTTGAACAATAGTCTTTACCGCTGCCCTTACCTAGTTGAGCAACAACTTCATTGCATGTCTGTTTATATCTTAAAGAACCTTCTTTTTCACCAAAAAGTTTAATTAGAGTTGACTCTTTATAAATCTGAGAAGATTTTTCAATTAAAGTATACTGATTTTCTGACAACTCAGGAAGACCTAAATAATTCTTGTCTGTTACAAATGTTCTTAGATCGACAGGTCTTTCTTCAAACTCTTCTCCATCAAGTATATCAATGAGGTCATCAAAATTAAATTCCACTGACTTCCTCAATAATCTCTATAGGCTCAACAATTCCAGTAATTTGTGATAAACGTTTAGCTACTTCCATCTTACACTTAGGACATGTTGCAGTAACTTCTTTTAGAATCTTAACTAGAACTTCTTGTTTTCTTTCCGCCTCCGCTATCTGTCCTGCCATCTCTGCGTTGTCAAGCAAACCGACTTCTTGTAACATTCCAATTCTTTTGCCCTCAATGTCAGCGATTAGCTTAAGTGCACCAGATTTAACACTAAGCTGACCTGCTTGATCAGCGTCTTCAACTGTTTTCCATGCTTCTTTTATCAGCATCGCATAGTGTTGGTCAGCTCCAGAGATAGCCTCCTTAGCACGTTCACGGGCTGATGTATCGTTGTGGACAACACTTTTCCACTCATCTATTAGCTCAATGACTTCTGCCCTCTTAAGACCAGTCAGGGTAGCAATCTGTGTAGGGCTGTTGCCCCTAAGTAGTTCTTCAACTACTTTATTCATACGATCAAAATGATCAGCTAGTTCAATTTCCATATAAATACATTATACTTCTAGTCGACTGAAATAGCAAATTCCTTAGCAACCTTGAGTAATATCAAATATCCAATAAGGTCATCAATATCATTATCACCTGGATATTCTTCTCCCTTAATTAATCTATTTAACTTATCATCAATTCTGACGTATAGCTGCTCTCTTGGGCCCGCCTTGGAAAATATACGAACTGGATCTAGGGCTGAATTTCCATATGAAATATTTTTCTTTATAAGCATATGAGCAATATCAAGGCATGTTGATAGAATTTCTTTACCAGCTTCTGTCCCTACTGTAAGCAAATAAAGGTCATCGTATTTAAATACTTTTGAATCTTCGAAAACTGGTGTAGGTGTCATTTAATTAAGCCCTTTTCTTTTAATGCTCTGTATATGGTCATAACTGTTACGCCACATTCTTGTGCAATTTCTTCCATACTTTTTCTTTGAACAACGTATCTTCTATGTAGCCAATCTTTATTTTTATACATTTTCACAGATGATCCCATCTAAAATGCTTTCTGTATGATTCTAAATCAATAACTGTTGGGTCAACCCACCAGTCTTCTGATTCCGTTCTAACAACAATTGAATACCCAAGTGAGTCTAATATTTCTCTCTGAACATCTCTCATTGCAGCGTTGCGCCAATACATATTTGCATCATGCTCAAATGTAATTACTGTAAATCTATAAGAATTTAGCGGTACTGCTAGTAGTCCGTGCAAACTTGTGTATGCGTTGCCGTCTGGCCTTCCATTTAGCTGGTACCCAGAATCAATATCTACCTGAAGGTAATCTATTTGTTTAGGGAATGAATTTTCTTCAAAGTAAGATATGTAATTAAAATCCAGAGCATCACCCATACATGGGTTAGATCTATTTTCATTAAATTCTTTTCTTAGGTCTTCTTTAATTTCAAAGGAGACACCTTTCCAACCGAACTCATTCTCTAGTCTATTAGTGTTGCTTCCATTTTTTGAATGAAATGCTCCTAGCTCAACATAGTATCCTTCTTTTTTATTATCTAGAAGTTCTAAAACAAACTCTTCCTGTGCACTTCTATCGTTCCATACTTGTGTCATTTATTTGTGAGAACCTCTCTAGCATAATAAGCGATGCCGAATGCATCAGCTACATCAAAATCTTCTATAGATAAACCATGTTTTTTATTAAAGTAATCTGCCGTTCTTTGCTTACGCATATTCCTTAACTGGTTTTTGTACCATGAGTCTGCGTATCCTGGATTGGCTAAACGTATTGCTGCCTTCTCTTCTTTGGTAGGGTTTTTGTTTCCAATATACGCTTGCCAAGAGCTAGGAGATATAGTGATAACTGAAGCACCCGTAGACATAAGCTCAGCAATGACAACACCATAAACATATGATAATTTTATCACAGCATCTGGTGATCTGACAAGTATAGCTCCTTCTACGGCAATGTAATCGCTTTTTAGCTCATCTAGCATCATCGCAACTCTACTTTTAGCATTATAAATTTTTTCGTATATATCATTTCCAACTAAATTAATCTTACCCCATTTAATTGGTGTGCTACCTTCGATTAAACAAAAGGCAACAGATGATGTTGATGCATCTATCCCAAGGACTCTGCTTGCTTTTGTCCTAGATAATTTCGCCAGAGTCACGTATCATCCTTAATATCTTGCTTCTATCAGACTTAGAGTTATTTTTTTCACATCTAGAGCATATGTCTAAAGTATTATATCTGCTCAAACTTGAGCTGCATGACTTGCATAGTCTTTTTTGTCCAGATCTAATTGCTTTTTTTTCATAGTATTTCTCCATAATCTTTTTATTTGTTGCAATTCTGCAGCAATCATCTGAACAATATTTTTGATTATGTGTTTTTGGGGTAAACTCTTTTCCATTTATGCAATCTGAATTAGCGCATATCATTACAGGAGGACCTTAAATCTTTCTATCTGTACCGTTCCAACTGGTGTGTCTTTTGAATAACACTCTTTTTTAATTGGGCAGTATGTACAAGGCATCTTAGTTTTTGTTGCACCTTCTGGCTTCATAGGAAGGTCGCCTTCCTTAAAGTTATCCCAGACCTCTCTCATCCACAAGAAAGTGTCTTCTATAATCTTTTTATTCCTATCATTCATTGATACTGGAATAATTAAGATCTCTTGAGTATTTTTATTCTCATACAGGAAGAATCCTTCTTTAGCATCCTTAAGCTTCATATATGTTAAGAGCTGCAGCAGATGGTTTGGGGATGGGCTCATCTCTGCCTGCCTTGTATCCCACACCTCTTGCTTTGCTGTTTTTATTTCACCAATAACAGTTTCGCCATCATACTCCATGATAAGATCAATAAAGCCACGAATTGGAGGATACTCATTTATAATTTCTTCTTCTTCGGCAACCCACTGAGGCATAGTTTTAATTAAGTTCTGAAGTCTCTCGTGGGCTTGGGTTCCCTGAGCCATGTTAGCGACTGCAACAGCATCATTATTGTCAATAAAGACTGCGCCAGAAAAAGCCATATACCAATACCTTGGGCATGTTCCATGACCGTAACCCAAAGAGCTTGGGCTGAAAGACTTCTTTGTCATTTCACCATCTGCTCTTTTAGTATTTTTATATGACTCATCAAGCATTGATGCAAAAAGCTCTGGGTCAAAGAACTTGCCAGTATGCTTTTTAAACTTTAAATTTTTAACTATGTTTCTACCCATTACAAATTATACCTAACGACATACTTAAGTGCATCTACAAGTTTGTCTATGGACTCCTTTGCTGAATAATATATATTTTTCTTATTATTGTTCATTGTCCCCGCTTTATCTTTTGCTATTGTTGAATAGTAAGATGCCATCATAGCAAACTTAGTTGACATAGCTTGAAGCTCAATAATAAGTTGAGGAGCTTTTGCAGCAGGTACATCTGGATTTAATAAAAGTTTTACTATAACAGCTAGTGCTCTGTCTAACTGAGCATCGTTCATATACTCATGTAGATCATTAAACTCTGTTATAGAATTAATTAACTCTAATGTATTCTTATCCTCTGTCATTTTTAATCTTTTTATCCCACTTATCCATTAATAGACCGACTCCATATCCAACAACAAAACCAAACAGGGTTCCATAAACAAAGTATAGCATTAGAATGGAACCTCAGCATATGTCTTGTATGAAGGGAAGTCGTTATTACTTGGAGACTTGTCCTTAGACAACGTGTATGCTGTTACTGAGATTGAGTCTGCGTTAATTTCATATGAGCTTCTCTTAACGCCATCCTTATCTGTCCAGTTTTCTTCATAAATCTTTCCAACGATAATAACTTCCATGCCCTTTTTAATCACAGACTTTGATTGATCTGCAAGGGTACGCCAAGCCTTGACAGTCCACCATGAAGTGTTTTTGTCTTCCCACTCACCAGTAGTATCATTCTTGACACGATCATTGGTTGCAACTCTGAATCTAAGACCGTTTGATCCAACAGATTCTGGTTCACTGCCAACTCTTCCAACGATTGTAATAATCGGATTAGCCATTTTTATTTTCCTCCCAAAATGTGATCAGTTCTTCTAGTACTGACCACTCTATGATTCCAAGACGGACCTTGGAATCCCCACCAATAATAATTTTAAGGGCTGGATGCATGTCCCTGCTAACCTTAAAAGTATCTGTACAGATTTTAGCCCATACATCTTTATTTAAATTAAATGAAGCTTTGGATTCTTTGTAGTCTACTACAAAATTTTTCCACTTAGCATCACCTTTTTGATATTCCCCACGGCCACTATTCTTCTGTGCCTTGGCGCCATCTCTTTTTACTTCTGCTCTTTCTGACATCAGTTAAGCTTGTGCTTTGTCTCATGACCAGATGGGCATTTCCAGTACATCTCTAAAGTAGCCTGATTAAAATTATAATATGGAGCATACAATTCACATTTACTGCATGGTCTTTGCTGCTCTATCTTTTCAACTCTGCTATCTACAGGCTCTTCATTCTTTGAACCAAAAAACTCATTAATGTTTGGCATTTATTTCTCCTATTAAGCTGTCTACAACATCTGGATTTTCCTTTAAATATGCTACAGCCTTTGCACGTCCTTGAAAACGTTCTCCATTTACTGTATACCATGCTCCACCCTTTTCAATAATGCCGCACATTTCTGCAACATCTAATGTTTCTCCAACATAATCTATACCAAGAGCTTGCCCTTGGTAGTAAAAGTCGTACTGTCCTGATAAATTTGGGGGGCCGACTTTGTTGTAATCAACAATCCAATTAACTGGTCGCCCAACTCTTTGTTCAATAATTTTGTCGCCAACCTTAATGCCAGCTTTAATAGCATTAGCCTCAGCTTCTGAAGACCAGAGCTTGATGACCGTGGAAGAAAAGAACTTGACTGCCATGCCACCTGTTGGGATGTGACTAGCATGCATAGATCCAAATTGATTTCGCTGTTGCGAGATGAGAACAAGTAGTGTGTTTTTGTTTGCATAATTTAACATCTTGACTGCGTGAGTCATATCCTTTGCTTCTGCGCCGATTTGCTTAGTGTCTTGCAAATCCTTCATTTCATTTCCATCTTTTTCAAAGTAGATTGCTGGTAGTAATGCTGAAATAGAATCAACTACTATTAAATCAACTCCTGCTTCCATAAGCTTTGTTGCAACATCTACCATGTCATTAACAGTTTTAGCTGGAGAATAAATTAGTTCTTTTGAATTAACTCCTAGTTTTTCTGCCCACTCTGGATCATAAGAATGCTCAGCATCAATCCAAGCACAAGTCTTACCTTCTTTTTGTGCAAGTGCTATCATTTGCAAGCAAAATGAAGATTTTCCTGCTGACTTATTTCCCCAAACCAATATCTGTCGTCCATAAGCAAATCCGCCATTCAAGGCAAAGTTTAAACCTATGCTTGGCGTTGGCTGCTTTTCGATTTGAATATCGACTGCAGACTGAACCCTTGCTCTAGTTTTAGGGTCCAGCTTTGCCAGAATATCATCTAGGTTAATGTCCATTTAATTAATCGTTAGCCAATTCATAATCAGATTTAAATCCTAGTGGCTCTAGCTTAAACTCAAAAGATAGTGACTCATCATTGTATGTAACTGAAAGCTGCATATCGTCATTAGTACTTTTTATAAAATCTTCAGTTGATATTTCAACAGAACCCATCTTGCTTAATATAGCCACTAAAACTCTAGAGGCATTCATTGTCTTAAATACATCTTCTGCATTATATGTCATTTTACTTCCTTAACCATAAGTGTTCCATCTTCTAAAGTTTTTAGAACTGGCTCGCATATCATTCCCTCTCGCATTTTTGCCAAAGAAATCGGATACATGCTTGAAAATACAATTGCTCTATTTAGATTCTTATCTTTATCTGACATTACAAGGTGAGCCATGGTTTTTCCAGCTTTTGTTTTATATGGAGTATAGCTTATCACAAACCTTTGATTTTCGTCAATAGGGTAAGACTTTGCATATAAATACTTTACAAATGGATCATCTGAATCTTTGGTAATAGAATCTACATCTATATATCTAGATATTCTATTGTCTCCAACTAAAACAAAATACATTTTGTTTGTTTCTATTTTTGTCTGCTCAATATCGAACAGCCCAACTGATCCACTTTCATCAACAAGTTCTATTCGTGACCAACCATTCCCACGCTTTATGCTTTTAGCCATACCAAACATAACAAACGATCCTAGCTCTTCAAACTCATCAATAGGTCTAGCTTGTGCCTTGACCCTTGGCTCTAAGTTAGAAAGATTAAACGAAGGTATTCCTAAAAATTCGTAATAAGACTCTCCTTCTTTACCGCTTCTAGGATTATCATCAAAAGCAGCACCCCCAATAGCATTGAGAGAATTAACGGCCCTAGAGTTAATGCCGCTACCCTTTTTGGATGCTTTGTCAACAAAATCTTTATAGTTTTCATACGGTCTCTTTTCAATAATTTTATTTGCAATGCTGTCTGAAATAAATTTAACTTCAGCTAAACCAAATCTAATTGAATCTTTTTGTAGTGAAAAGTTTACATCTGATTCATTTACATGTGGCAGCTTAACTTTAATACCAAGCCTTTTAGCCTCAATCAAATAACCTGTTCTGGCGTCCTTGTCTCCTTCATTCTTAAGGATCGAGAATAAAAATTCCAAAGGATAATAGCACTTAAGCCAAGCGGTATAATAAGAAAGCATAGAATAAGCGACAGCGTGACTACGATTGAATGAGTATCCAGCGTGAGCTTCGAATGTTTTCCAGAGACTTTCTGCTTCATCGGAGCTGATATGCTTTTTAGCGCCTTGAATAAACTTATCTTTGAACGGACTGAGTTCCTTTGCATCTTGCTTTTTACCAATAACCTTTCTAACCTTATCAGCTTCTGACCAAGTCATTCCTCCAAGGTGTACGCATGCTTGCATAACCTGCTCTTGATAAATAATAACCCCATATGTGTTTTCTGTAAATGGTTTCATAATTGGGTGGATATAGTTAACTGCTTCATTTCCATGCTTACGCTTAATATATGAAGCACCGACAGTATTCATTGCACCTGGTCTAACCAGAGCATTGGATGCTGCAAGATCTTCAAACTTATCTACCTGCATTTTGATTAGAAGGTTTGTGTATGGTGTTGCTTCTGCTTGGAAAACACCCTTTGTATATCCATCATTAAACATCTTGTAAACTTTTTGATCGTCAAGTGGTATGGAGTAAAGATCAATTTCTTTACCGTGTCTATCCTTAACTGATTTTAATGTATCTGAGATCACAGATAAAGTCTTAAGACCTAGGGCATCTAGCTTAATAAGACCTATATCTGCAACCGTATCCATATCGTATGCCACGACTGGAATTCTTCCAGATACCTCATCATTTGCATCGGCTCTAGACTCTATTGGTGCATACTTTCTTAAATCATCTTTTGCTACGACAACACCTGCAGCATGCACTCCAACACTTCGAATCTTTCCACGAAGCCTTTCCGCAAGCCAAGTCACCTCTGGGTACTTTGCTCTGAACTCTTTTGTGTTTGGTGAATCCATAAAATCTTCAAACGTATCGATAGATTTCATTGCACGATTAACATCTGAAAGAGGAACCATAAACACTCTAGCAGCATCTCTAATAACACCCTTATCTTTAAAATAAGTAAATGTGGAAATAGATGCAACGTGTTTAAACTTCTTCTTTAAATAATCTTTTACTTCTTTACGTCGGCGGTCTTCAAAATCTGTATCAATGTCTGGGAAGTCATTACGCTCAGGGTTAATAAATCTAAAGAAAAGTAAATCATATTTAATTGGATCTACATCCGTAATTCCAAGAGCATAGCAAACTAATGAGCCTGCTGCAGAACCACGACCTGGACCAACCATAATATTATTTGATTTAGCCCATGTAATCATATCTGCTACAACTAGGAAATATGAGGCAAATGCCTTATCTTTAATTATAGATAACTCTTCTGCAATTCTATCTAAGTAGACCTGATCTTTGTCAAGAGATAGTCTTTTAAGGCCTTCTAAGGCCATATCAGACAGTTTCTTATCAGCATTGGTCTTTGGGATAGGCAGCAGATCTAGGCCCTCATGGAAGTCATACTCACCAATCTTATTAGCAATTTCCATTGTATTATCATATATATCTGTACGAGTAATGCCTACTTTATTAAAGTCCGCCTCAATTTCAGACCTGCTTTGAATAAATAGATTATAGTCTTGAAACGATATTCTACGGTCTGGATAGAGATAATTAAATCTGTCTATCATGTTTGGCATTTGTCTAGATATATCAAAGTCAGCATCTTTATCTGATTTAGGAGATGTTGATAGAATAAGCATTGCTTCTTCTAAAACTCTATCTTCTTCTTTAGCGAAGTGGGCATCACCTGTTGCCACCGCCTTGATTCCCAACTCATCTGCAAATTCAAGCAGCTTTGAGTTTATTTCTTCGGGGTTGTGAGATTGAACCTCAACATAAAAGTCTTTACCAAAAGTTTTCTGAAAATCTTTGAGAACCATTTTAGCTTCAGAGAACTCGCCTTTTTCAATAGCCTTAGAAATAAGACCGTTAAGACATCCAGACAATACAATAATACCTTCTGCATAATCGTTTAAAACCTCTCTGTCAATTCTTGGCTTGTGATAAAAGCCTTCTGTCCAAGCAAGCTCTTGGAGTGTGTTTATATTCTCTAGACCCTTTTTATTTTTAGCTAAAAGAATAATATGATTGTAAGCCTGAATAGATTTATCAGTTTTTGAAGATCTATCAAATCTATCTGTCGGTGAAATATATGCTTCAACGCCAAGTATCGGCTTGATTCCTTGCTCTTTGCATGCTATTTGCATTTCACGGTGAGAAGATAATGTTCCATGATCAGTAATTGCCAAGAAAGTTTGACCAGCCTCTTTAGCAGCCTTTACAAGTTCGGCAGGAGAATTAAGCCCATCCATTAATGAATAGAAAGAATGCACATGCAAATGTGTGAAGTTCAACTTAATTCTCCGCCTATACTCTCTGTTACCAGTCGACGCTGCTACTTGTTGAAGATGAATCTCGCTCTTCTGGAGCTGACTCACCAGTATAAAATGCTTCCTGCTCTGCGTATGGAACACTACGCACTGCTGTCTTTTCTAAATCAAAAAGCTCAACAGCAGAAAAGTCAAATGGCTTTTCATCTTTAGCCAAAGGGATAATAGTATAGCTTGTGTCTGTCTTAAGACCACTGCGCTTTACACGCCACATTAGGTTTGTTATACTTCCCATTTCATTTGCATACTCAATCAGTGTTGGTGTAATTGTTTTACCACTTACTCCCTGAGAAAGAATTGCTACATATGGCTCAGTCTTTCCGTCATCGACTAGAACATTAATGTAGAGACGCTTTCTTGCACCCCATCCAGCCTTTGGATCCTTGCGGTGCTGCTCTTGAGCCCAGTCACGGCCTTCATCTTCCATTGTATCTAATGCCTTACGGCGGTAATCTTTAGGGTTCGTGTGCTCAATTGCAAAAAATCCGCAACCCATTTTTTCATTATAGTGTGGTGAATCTGGATCAAGCTCTTGTAAGAAGCGAATCTTGACAGCTTCTCCATCTTCAATCTTTAACCATTTTGCCTTGCTATCTTCTGAACTAGTGTATGTAACCTTGTCCATTGCTTTTGTCATTCCTGACAAACCTTTTACTATTCCCATTTTTTCTCCTTATGTATGTAACGGTATATATCCGTTTGTAACCACGTATTTTTTAAGTTCTGTATTCGAAATTAGATATGGCATTTGTTATACAGGCTTTAATATCTTCATCAGACATATCACCTGCATCTTTTACACCCTCTGGATATATTCTACCATAAGAATGCGATGCCCACAAGATGTTTTTGTTACTTAGTTTATATGCAATTGTTGAGCCTAAATCTCTCCCCGCCTTGTCTGCATCTGTCATAATAATAACTGTATTAAAATATCTATTCAATAGACTAAGGTTTTGTCCAGATATATGACCACCAAGCGTAGCAACAACATTTGGAAATCCAGCTTGGTGAACACGAATTGCATCAAAACTGGACTCTACAACAATAACCCTATCTCCAATTTTTTTAGCACGGTGTATATTAAACATAGTCTTACTTCTTGGAAGGTCTTTGCTATTCTTAAACCTCTTATCAGAAATAGATCTTCCAACAACACCTACGGCTATTCCGTCTGGACTATGAACTGGAACAGTTATCATGTCCATATTTTCTGAATATCCTAATGAAAAATGTTTAATTGAATCTAAATCAATACCACGAGACTTTAAATATTCCTGAGCTTTGTTGCTGTTAATTAATCCATTATGCAAGTTAATCAATTTGTCTGCTGGAAATTCAATAAAGTCTGGCTTATCTTCTAAGATATCCTTTAATGATTCATCAAAATTTTCTAGCGACTCAGACTGCTTTGATTCAATATATCTTAAAGACTGAAATTCATTTTTGTTTAAAATCTTTTTTACTAGATCGCTTAAGGTTCCAGCCTCACCGCAAGAAGGGTTAAAACAAATGTAGGCACCCTTTGTTTTACTTATACTAAAGCTTGATGTGTGTCTATTTGAATGAAATGGGCAGTATGCTAAAAAGTCGTTGGATGTTTCTCCAACCATATCTATTCCTAGGCCTTGTACTATTGACCTTATGTGGGCATGGGAATATTCCGTTGTATCAACTTTCCTTGTGTCATACCCTCTAATTGCCATGCCTTCTTCTTTCCTACATAAACTCCATGGAGAGTCATTAAGAACTTCCATGTCTGTCCGTCAAATTCTACCGAAAAAGCTGGGTCTATGTCAAGTACCCTGGCGTATCCAGAATCTTTCATTTGGCTTACAAGCAAATCTTCATATTGTTTTTTAATTCTGATCATGTCAGAATCATCTAAAAACTCAACTCTTATCTGAAACCTTTTAATATTTTTATGGGTCACTTGCTCAGCTCTGGAAGGTCTTCATAGATTGGAGTAATTACTCCCCTATTTATATCCCAGTCAAGGAAGAACCTAAAGTCATGTCCATGTCTATTCTTTCTAGAGACAACCTCAATAAGATCTGTATTAGCATGCTTATGAATTGCAATAGCCATATCAGCATCATACTCAATGGCTTTTGACCATGCAACCTGACTCATCATTGGGGGTTCCTTTTGATCTGAGATATCATCTGCAGTTGCAGCAGTGATATCAATAATAGGAATTCCATTTGTTACGGCAAGGAGTTTGAAGTCTCTTGAGATATTTCTATTTCTTTCAACTTCAGAATTACTTCTCTTATTATCATTGAACAGCTGATGGTAGTCAAGGATAACTAGATCTGGTTTATGTTGATCGATCTTTCCTTGAATAGTTGCTGGTGTTACTTCTCCAGCACCTTCATTTGAGACAAGGATAAAACTATTCTTACCTTCGGTTTTTTTCTTTCCCCAAGTTTTAAAATCATCAATGTTAATATCACCCTTAGAAAGATCGCTGGCTCTAAATAATCCAGATCCTAACATTGTGTAAATTCGATCTCGCATATTTTCTGGAGCCATTTCAAGAGAAACAATCATTGGCTTAAACCCTTGCTCCCAAGCTTTGCATGCTAAATAAGATGTGAACCATGTCTTTCCTCGTCCTGGCCATCCAATTGCAACAATGAGGTGACCTGGAGCCATACCAGTTGGGTAGGCCTTATCTATAGCTTCAAAGCCAGTTAAAATTCCTGGGCTTCCTCCCATTGCTAGAGATCTAGTTTTAACTGACTCATAGTGTCTTTCAGCTGAGTCAAGGTCTGTGATATCTAAGTCTTTAACATTATTAGTGTATCTACTTAAGTTTGCTAGTTGAGACTGCATTGTTCCAAGCACTCTAGATGGTGCATCTTCTTTCAGAGATGAGCCAGCCTGCATAAGAATTGTCTTTAGCTTGTTGCCAACAAATTCATTTTTTAGTTTGTCTAAATAGTATCCAGTCTCCCCTTTTGTTTCAACTGGCTCAAAGTCTTTAAACTTATCCTGCAAAATTCCAGCCTCTGGAACTGCCCTAAACTTATAATAGTATGACTTGAGGCCTTCCCAGATATCTTTATGAGATACAAATAGGTCGTCTGAATTATCTGCAAGAATGGTGCTTATGTCTTTGTTTTTACAAACTGCTGAAATTAGTTCTGCTTCTGTATTCACTAATTATCCTCAACCATTCTTTTAGTCTCTTGCAACAGACGGCTTCTGTTAATTCTATCTTCTTTAATCTGAATCATCATATCCTCTATTCGATCAAAGTTGTTGTAAAAGAAATTTAGCGGGTGCCTATTCTTTCCAGTTTTAAAATAATACTCTAAAACTTCTTTAGCTCTGTCAAACCCTATGCTGTCTATAACATCTTGCATCGCCCACTTCTCCTTGTACCTATTGATGGTTGGCTTTGACTTATAAGCCTCCTCATATAAATTAGAATACAAAGAAAGTAGGATGTAGGGTTCTTTATTTACTGCCACGCAATTCCTCTTCTACTTCTTGTGTCTTTTGAATTAGCTTATCTTCTACAAACTTATAGACTCGATCTGCTGCGGCATCTACTGTTTCGCCTTCTCTAACAAAGTCGTCAACTCCGATACCAATCTTAATGCTTTCAAAGTTTCCAAGGTTGCGTGTAAAAGATAGATCTACTCTAACTTGAGTTCCTTTTTCCATTAGTGCTCCGCCTTTCTATGTCTGCTTAAAGTGTCATGGGCAAAAATGCCCCAACGCACTACTAATTCTTTTTTACATATTTCACATACTACAACTCTTGCTGGTGCTACTCTGCTTTCCATACTGGCACAAAGTTCCCTTCTGTTGTCTTAGTATACAATATAGTGTTGTGTTTGAGAAGAGCCTTCATCTCATTTTTTGAAGGCATATTATTAGAATACCCTGATTCTAATATAAACTCATGAATGTCCATAATGTCCGATTCACTATACATAAACTTATACCATGTACTATCTGGATTACCTATTGGATATACTTTCTGAGGATATCTTATCTTGCCGTCCAAAATATAATCTTCTATAGTAACCTTATGCTTACCAAGCATTTGAGCTACCTGACTAGTTGAGTATGCATTCTCCATAGTTTTTAAAACTTGTGAATAAGAGTATAGCAATCTCTTTTTATCTGGATAGCACCAAGCAACCATCTGGTCTTTAGATCTTGAATGACTTAATACTTTATGTATCTTGTTATTTAAGAAGAAATACCGAATGCTCTTAGCTGATTGTTTTCTCTTTTTTCTATCCATTTACCTAGTGCACTCGTATCCTTATTAATCATCCATCTTTTACCGCACATCATGCAGAAAAGCTCTACGTGTAATTTTTGTGAAAACACTCTATCGACAAAAACTCTCCCCTGGCATTTATTGCATTTCATCATAGCGTAAATAGTTTCCCATCAACAACACATGAGTAATCTGGTGCCACATGGATCATCTGAATATGTGGATAATCATTTACAATATGTGCAATGGCAAAACCTTTTTGCCAATCGTGGTGCTGCATGTACTTCATTCCTGGACCCTTTTCATCGCACATGTGACCAAGTTCATAGCCACGAAGAGTTTCTCCCTCTCCATTATTTCTTAATTCATATGTAACTAAGTGGGAAGCAATTCTATGAGAGTGCCCTCTAATTAAAGAAATTT